GGAACCTGCCGGCCGTTCGTCAGGTAATCGTTCATCGCCACGTACTCGTTGCCGGTGTACAGGTGCAGCGCGCGCCGTTCCTCTTTGGATAGGCGCAGACGTTTCGGCGTCGCCGGCTTCGGCTCGGGTGCCAGAAGTTGCCCGGAGAAGCGGCGGAACTCGGCGGCCGGCGCCGGTTTCTTCCGCTTGCTGGACGTGCCGCTGCCGGCTTTCCTGGCCTTCTCCGCCGTTGCCAGCGCGGCGGCTGCCGAGCCCACCGCTCCGCCCTTGCGGGCGAACTTTCCGCCGTGGCCGCGTGGGTGCAGTTCGGGAGTCCACTCACGCGCCATGCGGGCTCCTTGCTGTCAGGTTGGGAATCTGCGCGTGCGAAACGTGCCTGCCGCCAAGTCCTTCTCGGCGTCGGAACGGACGCGTTTGGGGACCTGCCAACCCGACGGCGCCAGGCCGTCGGTGATCCGGTCCAGGAGGCGTTGCGCCGCCTTGGCCCGGACAGATGTGGGTTCACTCGGGAGCGCGAGCCCAAGCAGGACACTCCGCTCGGCTTCCCGGCGTAGCGCCTCGGGCAACGTCGGGTCAGTCAGTGCGCTGCCACGCTGGCGCGGGATTCGGTCGCGCAGGTCCTGCTGTTCGGGATCTAGCCAGGGCGTGACTCGACAGCGGCAGTGCATGTGGGCTGGCGGCCCGACGAAGTGATCGCCAGCGAACTGTGCCGGACGACCACCGAAGCCTGTTCCGTCGCCGAAGATCCGGGTTTCACGGTCGGACAGGTGACCCGAGAGGGCTGCGCAAGTCAGGCAAGAATCTCGTTCGGCTACCCACAGCAGTCGCGCCCCCACGGCCGTGGCCACGACGGTCACACCATCACGCACGGCCTCGTTGACGAGCGTGCGTGCCGTGGCGTCCAGCCCGTTGGCGCCCTGCTCGGCCACCGAGAGCACACCGCGCACCGTGGCGAACTCGCCGCGCCAGTAGGTGCGGGTCAACGCCTCGGCCTTGCGGACCTTCACCCGTGCGGCCTCGACCGCCTGCGCGACGGTCTGCTGCGTGTCGATCGACGGCCGCGGTGCGACCGCCTTCACCGGTGCCAAGCCGAGCTCGGCGCGGGCCTGCTGCTGCCCGAGCACGTGCGCGTCGCCGACGATCCCGGCCAGCGCGTCCTCGACACGGCCAGGCTCGACCACGCTGATCGCGTCGGCCAGGTCTCCCATGAACGACCGGAACAGCGGCCCGGACTGGGGCTCGGCGTGCTTCGAGATCGGCCCGAAGGCGTGGCGCCACCGCAGCGTGAACGTGGACCGGATCGCCGCCAGCGCCGCCCGTAGCGGCCCTGCCGCAGTGTTCGCGGCCCGTTCCTCGGCGAGCAGCACCGCATCGGCGTGCGTCCAGACGATCGCCGGGACCGCCGAGACGGTGCTACTGGCCGCTGCCCGCGTCGCCACTGTCGCCGTCCGGTACGCCGTCCGGCCCGATGATCGCGGTCAGGATCGCGCCGATCTGCTCGGGCGTCGCCGACCCGCCCGCCACCGCCGTGGAGGCTGAGGCGAGGAAGTCGCCGACCTGGCCGAGCAGAGCGAGCCGCTCCGGCAGCCCGGATTCCTTCGCGTCGTGCCAGCCCTGCACGGTCTCCTTGTCGTACCCGGTCTCGACGAGTGTCTGGTCGGCTGGCACGCCTGCGTCCTGCTTCTGCTTCGCCACCGTCCACGTCGCCGACTCCGACGTCGGTTCGACCGGGCACCAGCGGATGTCCACCGTGGCCTCGGGCATGCCGAGCACCTTGAGCATCGACAGGTAGAAGGTGCGCCAGTGGTGGTCGAGAGTGTCGCGCCGCTCGCCGCGTTTGGTGACCAGCGGCTCCATGGCGACCTTCAGCGACTCGCCCGAAGGTAGGTTGCCGCCGAGTCCGTCGAAGTAGTGCAGCGGCGTTCGGCACACCGTGGCGCCCACCTTCAGGTGGAACACTGCCGGGTCGATGAACCCGGCGGCAGCGGCCGGTTCGAACTGGCCGAACTGCTTGACACCCCGCTGAAGCCACAGGCTGCCCGGTTCGGACTTGACGTTGGCCGTGGCCTCACGCTGCCGGACCCGCTGGTTGGGGTCGTCGCGGAACGCGAACTCGGCGTCGTCGATGTCCTCGGCCTCGGTGGTGTCGGTGCCTTCGGCGAGGATGGCGTAGCGCTGCGGCAGGGTCAGGAAGTCGATGTTGGTGACGTGCGACAGGGACAGCTTGAGCAAGATGTCCTGGGTGCCGTAGAACGGCTTGTGCTCAGGACAGCCGTACTCCCCCGGCAAGTCGGTGGAGAAGTGGTACAGCGGCGGCCTACCGAAGCCGTGCTCGACCTCGTTGCCGTCGTTGCCCTGCACCGTGTACGGCTCGAAGTCGGCCGCCGTGACCGCACGGCCCAACACCCGCCGCGCGACCCGACCTGCACGGGCCGCCAGAGACGCCCTGGACACGTAGGACTCCACGCGGTCCGGGTACAGCAGGTCGACCCTGGTGCGCCCGTCCGCCACGTCCCACCGTTGGATGCCGTAGGACGGCGTCATCGGATCGTCCTGGCCGTAGAACACCCGCGCACACCGTGGGTCCACCATGACGACCTGCAGGGTGCCGTCGGGCTGCTTCCACGCCTTCAGGTAGTAGTCGCCCAGCTTGGTCGTCTTCTGGTTGACCTGTCGCCGCACCAGCTGCATGGCGTTGGCCGTGTCGAGTGCCGCGATGGCCTCGGTCGCCTTGTGGTCGTCACCCAACACGGCGGTGATCTTCAGGGCGTCGGCGACCGCATCGACAATGACGTTGCCGAGAACCTCCTGGAAGTTGATGCCCGAGTCGGCCAGGATCCGCTTGATCTTCTGGGAGACGAACACCTCGCGGATCGGGCCGTCGCAGTAGGCTTCCGCCTTGTCGTAGCTGGGGTTCGCAGTGTCCATGGCCTGTATCGCGTCATCCAGATCAGACACCGCTCACCTCCCAAGCTATGCCATTACTGGGTGCCTGTTGGCTTAGTTGCTGCGGACGTACGCGATGTAGTGTCAACGCATGGAACAGAACGAACGGCCGTTGGCGTCCAGGGGCGAAGTCGCCGAGTTCCTGGGGATTCCGCCAGCAACGCTGGCGCAGTGGGCGCACCGGAGCATCGGCCCGAAGTACATGGTCCTGGGCGTGCACGCCAGGTACCGGTGGTCCGATGTGGAGGACTGGCTGCGTACGCAGGAGCGACCCAGTCACACATAGCTCGCGGTCTGCGCCGGTCCGAGTTCGGCCGTCTTCGGCTGGCCGAGGAACACGGCGACCCCGTTGCCCACCACGTCGACGAGGTCGTCGTTGGGCGCCTTCGGGAACCCGACGAGCTGCGCCTCCAACTGTGGATGCGGCTGCGTGTGAATCACCCGCCGGCACGTGACCGGCGTCTGGTAGCGGGTCGCGAGCGTGGCCGCCCGGACTTCCTTCGGGACCGTGTTGTGCACGGTGCGGATCGGCACCGGCAGGTCGTGCAGGATCGCCCGCCACGCGTCGCCACCCTGGTTGGTCTCCACGAGCACGCCCCGGACGTCCTCGTGGTCGGCCAGGATCGCCAGGACCCAGGCCCGCAGCGGCTCACCCACCTGCACCCGCCGCGCCTGCGCGTAGCGGACTTCGCAACGCTTCGGCTGCACCTCGATCCGTCTGCCGCCCTCGATGCCGTACTGCGCCGGCTGGGACGCGATGACCGCGCACGCCGTGAAGTCGCTCTTGGCTGTGGACGTCACCGCCGGGTCGATGGACAGCAACATGGCGTTCACCGCGGGCAGGCTGCCATAGGTGATGTCCTCGGCCTGGAAGTACTCGCCGTCGCGGCCCATCGGGTCGTTCTGGAAGTTCTTCTTGAAGTCCCGCGTGTGCCGAATGGACAGCAGGTAGGACAGCGACCACTTCTCCGGCCAGATCGACCGTTCCTCGCCCGTCTCCGGATCGGCATACAGCGCCGGGTAGTAGTGGCAGGCGAAGTTTTGCTCGCCGATCCACTTCTCCGTGAACTCGTGTTGCGTCACCGAGCGGACCAGGTCATGGATGATGGAGTCCGGCATGGTCACCGTGCCGACCAGCACAACGACCGCGAACTCGTTGAGCGGCAAGATCGAGTCGGTGAGCGCGCCGAGCCGTTTGTCCTTCAACGCCAGGCTGTAGTTTTCCTCGCCAGGCTCGATGTCGTCTCCGACAATCAGGTCCGGTCGTTGGTCGCCGACCTTCAGGCCCAGCGACTTGGTGTCCACGCCGCGTGCCGCGAACACGAACCGGCTGGCCGCGATGTACATGGCCACGTTGTCGGCCTCGGCTGCGCCGCGGAGCTTCCTCGCCGGCCGGCACAGGTCCGGGTAGTCCTGCCGCAGCAGCGCGTTCGTTTCGAGCTCATGCCGGAACGTCGCCAGGTGCGTCTCGGCCTGCGTCGCCGAGTCGCTGAACGCCGCAGCGAACTTGCGGTGCAGGTGCGCACCGGCCCAGGCCGGGAGGATCAGGAACCACCACGTGGTCTTGCCCGTGTTCCGCGGCGCCACCTCGGCGGAGCGGTGCTTGCGCGGCTCTTGCTTGGCTACGGCCCAGCGCTTCGCCCGCTCGCACCACTCGACGTGCACGTCGGCGAGCGTGATGTTGCCGTTGGCGTCCTTGAGGTGGTGCGGGAAGTACAGCAAACCGAACAGCAGCGGGTCCATCTCGGTGAGCGCGATCCGGCCTTCGCGGGTGTCCAGCAGTCGCGGGTCGATCTCGCCGAGGCGCGCGTTCAGGTCGAACACGATCCACCTCCCGGCCGGCTATCCGTTGGTGTCGCGGACACCGCCTTGGCCGCTTACGTCGGAACCCCGCTCCGCGCTCAAAGGGAACACGAACCGGGAGGTGGTCAGTTCAGGTGCGGCGCGAGTCCGGCGTACTCGCCCCAGAACACGTCGCTGTTCGTCTGCGCCGGGACCTCGGTGTGCGGGTGCCACAGGCAGCACAGCGTGTGGTGGCCCGGCGAGTAGTGCGTTCCGTATGTATGCGCCAGCCAGTTGCGCAGCGCGCAGTCCTCGTAGCCGTAGCCCGCGCCGAACCGCACGTCCATGCCACCGCCCGCGTCCCAGGCGTCACGGCGGACAGCCAGGATGCCGGGCACGTCGCCGCGCGACACCGGCGCTCCCAGCGACGACGGGTCCGCACCGGCCAGCACGGCGTCGGTCTGCTGCTCGTCCAGTCCGCAGTGATGGTCGAACACCAGCGACCAGCCGTGCTCCACGGCGGCGGTCGAGGCGTCGGCGATCGCGGCGGAGTCAGGCGGCATGTCCG